TCCATGCCAGGCGACGGGATATTCGAGAGCAGGATATCGCCGCCCAACTCGATCACCGTCGGATCCGCCTGAGCGATGTCGGTGATCGCCTTCACGGTCTCGGACTGCCTGGTCTTGAACGACGGAGCCGCCGAGACCATCACCTCATACGTTCCACGGGAAACATCGTGCAGGATCGCCGGCTGGCCGGTCTGACGGTCGATGCCCTCCTGCCCGATCGTGGCGATCTGTACAGAGCCGTCCTGCCCCAGGAGCCTGATCTGGCGCCGGGGAGGATAGACGTCAGGTATCGCGGTGATCAGTGACTTGCAGATAGCCCTCTCGAAGACCTCACGGGCCTCGAGGAACTTGTTGTTCGCCCGATCTCCACGGTCCTGGAGGGAGTCGATCGCGACACCGGACTGGAGGCCGGGGTTGTCGCCCATGTTCGCGGCGAACATCCCAGCAGCCATCCCAATCATCTGCCGCATCGACTCCGAGATATTCCGCAGCCCTGGGTTGATCTGCGCCCCACCCTGCTGCTGCGGGACCCCAGGGGCCTCGTCGTCAGGGGTGTAGAACTGGACCGGGTCGGTGTTCGTGTTCAGGGTCCGCAGGGAGTCAGCCTCGCCCTCTGCCTGCTTGCGGGTCATCCAGTACTTCGCCCGCGGCGCCAGGGCGCCCTCCTCGATCTCGCGGGAGAGCGAGTAGTTCAGGACCCGCTGCGGATCCATCAGCTTCTCGATCACGCCCCGGTAGACGACCTTCTCATCGACCACGTCGAAGGATCCGTAGAGCGGAACCACCGGGATCCTGTGCTTGAACACAGTCGGACGCGGCGCCTTGTCGATCCAGTCGTTGGAGTTGAAGCGCCTGCTGTAGACCTTCTTGACCTCGGTCTCGCGGCGGGCCTCTTCAGTGATACCAGCCGCCTTGAGCTCGTCCTTGAGCTTCTTGAAGTCATCGTCCTCGATGTGGACAGACCCGTCGGACATCTTCACCAGTGTCTGCTTCTCGGCCTTCAGGTAGACCAACTCACCAACCATGACCAGGCCGGGCTTGTGGAAGAACGCGGACGACTGCCGGTCGTTCTCAATCGACGCCGCCGGGTTGTCCGGGAAGCGTGCCTTGTAGTCATCCTCCGGGATCCCGGTCAGGATCCAGCAGTGATCCGCGTCCGCGGCGTCGGGCTCGTTGTGGTAGCCGAACCAGACCCTGTCGATAGCATTCGGGATCCCCTCGATCGCGAGATCCTGGTCGAAGGAGTCGCCGTCGCAGTACTTCTGGATGATCCGAACCGCGTCAAACCCGGCGGTGACCGCGTTACGGGTCGCCCTCCGGTAGATCTCCTTCGCATTCGATCGCGCCTTGATCGAGCGAATCAGCCCGTTGTAGGTGTCGGCGATATCCTCCGAGGCCTCGCCTCCCACCGGGACCGTGCGGACATCGAAATCAGACTGCGCGATATCTCCCATGATCTGGTCGATGATCGCCTCGCACATATCGAACGTGTAGCGGGGCTTGTTCTTCGCCTTCTCAGCCCACTCTGGCTCCCACTGACCATCGCGGGCGGATAGGAACTTCTGCGCCTCACGCGACCGCTCGCGGTTGTCGTGGTCGTTCTCCATAGCCTTCTGGAGACCGGCCATGACAGACTTGTGATCGGTGTATTTCATCGCTTACCCCCAGCCGGCGAAGCGGATCTCTTCCCGCGGCGTTGATTCCTTGAATCCCTGAGCGTACTGGCGGAACGCATCCGCGCCGTTCGATGCCCAGTTGTGGAGAGGGACCTTCCTGAAGGTGTCCTTCTCCTCGTCGTAGGTGTACTGGTAGTTACTCAGGGCCTCCAGGCCTCGCTCGCAGCGGACCTCATCGAACCAGCACCGGGCGAAGGCCTGCCGGGTGATCGCAATACCGTTCTCGATCGCGTCAATCCTGGGGACGATGTGCGCCGGCCGCACCCCGCCATCCTCGAGGATCCGCTTCCGCGACTTCTTAGCCGAGAGGTCGGTAACCTTTGCGTCGTGCGGGAGGTAGTGGGTCCCGTACAGGTAGTCCTTCTGCTTGATCACCCGCGCATAGTGATCGAGATCCTCGCCCCGGTTCTCGTAGTAGTCGATGAAGCGGTGCTCTCGGCCGATGCACTGAGCGAACCAGATCGCGGTAGAGTCGTTCCGCCCGAGGTCCCAGAAGGTGTGGACCTCTACCCCGGACTCGACGGGGATCCTGCATACCCGGCCGTCCTCCTTCGCCTTCAGCAGCTGCTTCCGGTAGATCGCGCCGTCAGCGAACTGCTTGAGCTCGCCCTCGTAGATGTGCAGGTACTCCTCGTAATCCGTCTCCTTGAGGAACGCGATCTCCTGCTTCGACTCCTCGGAGAGCCACGGGTTGTCGCGATACGAGACCTTCTTGACGTAGGCGCCAGGCGGGGGCTGGTTGTCTATGAATCGCTGGTAGACCGCATCAGAACGGAGCGACGGGTTGAACGTGTACCAGATCTCAGACCCAGGCTTACGGATCGTCGGGATCAACTTCGCCAGGGAAGAATCGGAGATACTCTGCGCCTCCTCCACCCAGCACCTGTCCACTCCCTCGATCGACTTGATGCTGTCGATGTTGTTCCACAACCCTTCGAAGAAGAACGTCGTCCCGTTGTCGTGCTTGATGAGGTCGCTGAAGACCTTGTAGCCGGTGAGGCCGTGGCGCTCGATCTGGTTCTCCAGGAGGCGCTTAACGCTCTGCTTCATCGAGCGCTGGATCTCCCGAGCGCACAAAATCAGGAGCGGCTTCTGGTCTCCCTCGATCAGCAGCGCGTCAGCTACCGCGGTGCTCTTGGCTCCAGCCCTGCCGCCGTAGAAGACCTTCTCACGGTGCGGCCGGTAGAGCTCAGCGAAAGCGCTAGGAGTCTGGATTCGGCGCGTTGACAAACTCGACCACCGTCTTGGTTGCTATCGCGCCACCATCAGCGCCTGTCAGCGCCACCTTGCTGCCCTCCTTGCGCTTCAGGAGCTCCTGGGCTGCGTTGAGGTCCCCGGCCTTGATCGCGTCCATGACGACGCCGCGGGCCTTCCAGAGCGGGTTCTGCTTGAGTGTCTCTTTCCGCTCCGAAAACCGCGGGTTCTCCTCGCAGTACTTGTAGAGCGTAGAGGGGGCGATATCTGCTGCAAGGCAGGCCTCGGCGTCCGTGCAGCCAAGCAGGAAGGCGTCCTCCAATTTGCGGAGAACGGCCTCGGTCACTTTTCTTGGTCTTCCACCAGGCATGGCGGGAACATTTACCAGACAAAGCCGGCTGGCAAGTTACTCCGAGCCACGGATCCTCCGGGTCCTCTGCTTGTGGTGCTCGATGAGCTCCTCCTTGGTGAAGTTGACCATGTCCTCGGTCTGGTATCCGGTCGGGACCACGGTGATCTCCCCGCCCCTGGCGAGGTACTCCTTGATCTGCCGGTTGATCTCTTCGCGTTGGCGCACCTTGCTGACCTCCGCCCGGTCTCGGGCCATTCGCCTGATGATGTCGTCCGGTAGGGGCATCGCTACCTCAGTCGATGCAGGTAGAGCCTGGCCCGCTTCCTGAAGATCGTCTTGATCCGCTTCAGGTCCTCGATCCGATACTGTGGGGAGCGATCGTCGTGCTCCAATTCGGCGACACGGTCTTCTCCGTAGCGGTCGACGAGCGCCTTCCGGTACTCCACCGGGTTCCCACTCAGGTCCCGATTGCAGCGCTTGCATTGCGCGTGACAGTTCAGGAGGTGGAACCTCATGTGAGGCGCGGATCCGGTCGATCGGTAGTGCCCTGCGTCCATTGAGCCGCCGTACCGCGGGCCTGGCAGCGCCCCGCACGATATGCAGGACCTACCCTGGTCTCTGGCGCGGATGAAGGCATTGAACGACTGCTGGGCCTCCTTGAGGTAATCCCCCTTGGTCTTCAGGGCCTCCCTGCGCTCCTTGAGCCGCCTCCTGCTCGCCTTGGCCCTGTCTCGGTCCCGCTTGGCCTTCGCGAAGTCTGTCGCGCACTCGAAGCCGCAGAAGCGGTTCAGGTTTGATGCCACGGACCACGGCATGTAACGATCACCGCATACCTTGCAGGTCTTTTGCTTCAGTTCAGGCATCAGTTCATGCCAACCACGATTTCAACTATCTGGCGCTCCGCGGCCTCACGCCTTGCTGATTCAATCCTCCTGCCGATCCACGCCATACATGGGACGGCCATGCTGTTACCCAGCGCCTTGTATCGAGGCCCGTCAGGGCATTTGTCGGCTGGCTTATTGCGATAGGGAATCTGCGTGAAGTCGTCGGAAAAGCCCTGCAGCCGCTCGCACTCGCGGGGTGTAAGGCGGCGCACGGCCATGCCCTGTACTGCAGCGGGATACCCCTGCCCCGGCTTGCCGCCGCCCACGCTCAGGCTCGTAACTACATCGCTGGTTCTGAGCTCGCTGCGCTGGTTTTCCGCAAACGCGACTCCCGCAACGCCTGAGCATTTAAGCGTTGGCGTGGTGCCATCTGACTGCGCATCCGGGACAGACATATTTCTTGTGAACGAAATCACCGTGGAAAGGTCCGCTTCAGGAAGCGGCCCCTTGTAATCCCGTGCGGTGAGTGTGCAGGCCGGATCGTGCGACGGCGTGGCAATCAGCGGCGTCCCTCGCCCGGTTCCGTCCTCGCTGGCGTCGAAGCCATCGCCTCTAAGGCTGTGACCAACGTGGCCGGAAGCTCCTTGCCCCGCTTTTCGGCGCGGCGGAGAATCCCGGCGCAAGCCCTCTGGCTCAAGTAAAACCGGGGGTCTACTTCTCCAGTCTCCAGTATCGAGGAGAGCGAACACACGGCGGCGTCTCTGGGCCACTCCGAAAAACTGCGCGTCCAACACGCGCCACTCAACAAGTCCGTTTTCGCCAACACAAGCGCCGGCTGATCGCCATCCGTCTCGCGGAACAGGTAGCTCGGTTCCAGCCATTTCCCCAACCACGACAGCAAAGTCTGCTCCGCTGTTTGTGCTGAAGGCTCCAGGGACGTTTTCCCACAGGAGCCAACGGGCTCCGCAAAGGCGTCTAGCTGCATGAAAAATCCTCATCTGCTCTGCGAATAGCCCAGACCGAAACCCTGCCAGCCCTTTGCGCTTTCCCGCCACGCTCAAGTCCTGACACGGAGACCCACCCACCACCAGATCAATATGACCGAGGGACTTGACCTGCTCGTCCGTGATGTCCGTGACGCTCCCAAGGTTGGGAACGTCAGGGTAGTGGTGAGCCAGTACAGCGCACGGAAAAGGCTCAATCTCTGCAAAACCAACAGACTCCCAGCCCATAGGCTTCCATGCCTGAGTGCAGGCTTCGATGCCACTGAACAGGCTGAGATACCTCACGCTACCTGCCGCTCCTGGAGCTCCCGGTACTCACCCATCGACTCGAGGATCAGCCCTCGATCGGCAGCTGCTCGCTGGATCCAATCCAGGAAGGCGGTCATCTCGCCCTTGTCGAACCTCGTCGTGCTCCTGCGCTGGGTCCTGGTCTCTCCCGTGAAGAGATCCGGGACCTCCTCGATCAGCCAATCCCAGTGGGTGTCGGCGTAGCAATGCCTCTGGAGGGTGATCCGCATCCCCTCCTTCTCGGCCTCGCTGACCTTCCCCTTGTCCAGGACGTGCTTGGCGAACTCACCGCACCAGACATGCAGGAGAGCGTTCTGGTCCATCGTCCTCGGGTCGGTGTAGCGTTTCGCCTGCCAGCAGATCGGCCACTCGTTCCGCTCCTCGAGGTGGATCCGGAATCGCTCCAGGCGCTGCGCGAGCTCGCCGGGGTTGCGGGCAATCCAGTAGTCACCCATCACCGCACGTCCCTCCGCGGGTCATGGACCGGGGCAGCGAGCCGGCGCTTGTTCAACCAGTGGATCCGCGGACGCCAGTAGACCCGGCCGTCGTAGGCAACCAGGCCGCGCTCCCTGAGGTCGTTGATCACCGCGGTGACCTGGCGCCGGTCCTCCTTGACCGAGTTCGCCATGTCAATCGGGCGGAAGGTGTTACCGGACTGGAACAGAGGCGAGGCCTCGATTTTTTCGCGGAGGGTCATGCGAGCCCCCAGACACGGATCAGGCGCCCGTGGTTTGATCGGATCTTGGACTGCGTGTGACCGATCGGCTTGAACATCGGCCGGCGGAGGATCGCCCCCCAGGCGTTCTTGTGATGCGGATAGAGACCAATCCGCTCCGCGTGGCGGCGCAGGTCGTCGGATGTGACCTCGCCGTGCTCCCTCGCCACCATCCGCGCATAGCCCCTCATAGTCTTGACGAACACCTGACCGTTGTCCTCGACCAGATCCAAGCCGATTTGCTTGTCGGATAGCCCTAGCTGCAGTGAGTTCATGCCGGCGTCCTCTCAATTGCCTCGTCTCGCGTGCAACCCCAAACCTGATCCAGCCAACACGATGGCGGGATGGCTTCAGGGGCCAGGTTCCCGCACGCCTGCCGGTTGCAAAGCTCAAGCGCATCCTCGACTTCTTCCGGACCCAGCTTTGCGTCGCTGAAAAGCTGAGAGGCGTCTGTCCCCCACTGCCTGATGACATAGGCCCAGGCTTTCGCTACATGGGGCGGAGCCTGCTCTCCGCGAGCCTCTGGCAGCGCCTGCTTGCGGTGGTTTATTGAAGAGACCTCCCGCATCTCGGCCAGCGAATCCTTGATGTCGGATATCTTGGGCGCGAACCTGGAGTTTTCGATGTGGTAGTACAGCGCACGCTTGAAGTCTCCGAGATCGTATTTCTTCATCGCGTGCTTCCAGAACCCAATCTGCGTGTCGTCTATCTCCTTCCCGTAGTACCGAAAGGCTTGTGATAGGGCGTGCAGCCCGTCCGCTATCTCTTCTCGATGCACAGCGACTCCTCCTCGTCATCAAGGTGCCTGCGAAGTACCTCCGCGTGTTGGCGCTCCAGGTCTTTGGTGCGTGAAGCCTTCTCGGGCCGAGGGACGATCTCGTCCTCCCAGCGCTTCTGATTCAGGTAGGTGGATGGATGGGGGATGTAGGCTTTGTCTTTGTCAGACCAGTGGCCGGTCCGCAGCCTCTCTTCGATATCAGAAACCAGGAAATCAGGAGAGACCTTCGCTTTCTTGAAAGCCTTCTTCGCTTCCTGCTTGCTGGTCTTTCTTGGGTATGCAGACCAAAACACTTCAAACGGTTCTGGCGCACCATCATCGACTGCGGCAGCAGGCGGTGATGTAGTCTCTTCTGTTCTGTTCTCTTCTAGTCTGTTCTGTTCTCTTCTGTTCTCTTCTTGCATGACTCCATCATGACTATGGCATGACCCCATCATGACCCCATCATGACCCTCCTTCGCTTTGGCGATCATTTGCCGCATCGCAGCGTTGGAAGTCATTGAAGAATCAAGCCTTCTGAGCATCTTGAGGCAGGTCACACGCCCGCCGGCGCTTGACTCAAAAAGCCCCAGATCGACCATGCAGCGCATCATGTCCTGCACTTTTTCGTAGTGCAGGCTCAGGTCGTGGGCTATGAGTTCAGCGTCGTGCTCAAGCTCAAAGGTGAGATTGTGGGTGTCGATGTCGGCAGCTATGAGCTCCAGGCAGTACCAGTACAGCCCGTAACCCTCCAAGCCATGCCGCATGATGAGGCGCTTCAGCTTCGCGTCTGTATGCGCGTCGCTGTCATGCTTAAACCACCTCACGCCGCAGACCCTACCTGCTCCCTCGGGGCCTCTATGACGTCCATATAGGCTCGCCGCAACGCATCACCCACGGAAAACGTAGGGTCAGACCCCCGAAGCATACGGTGAACCGTTGACTGAGTGCATCTCGCGCCTCTCGCCTCAATCATCGCGGCAATCTCTACCTGCGTGAAACCCCTTTCAATTAGGCGCTTTGCCATTACTTGTGTCTGCATTGCAGATACCTCCACCTGAGTTATCAGGTAGTCTATGGATACATGCCGTGATGCGCAAGCAAATATTTTCAAATTTACCACTTGACGCATTATTCCCTTGCGCATACAGTGAGTGGGTAACGCAAGCAGCCGACAGACAGAGGGCAAAGCAATGTACGGATACACCTACAAGTTCGACCCGAGGACGGGAGAACACATCGTTGAGACAAGCCTGGGGGTATTCCCCGCACAGACAAGGGACGAGGCAATCAGGCTCGCAGGGCTGGCAGAGCGTCGGGAGGAGCAGCGCAAGGCGATCATCGGGAAGAAAGACCGCCGCAACTTGTACAGCCGCACGAATCGGATCCTGGGGGTGAACGGGTGATGGCAGACAATCTTTTTGCAGAGCGCGAGTACGAATCACAGTTCGAGTGGGACTCCACCCCGGAGCCGCTTGAGAGCAGCCCGGTGATGGACTTCCTTAGCGACCAGGCTCGCTTCGACGATATGTGCTGCGATGCGATCTTCTGCCCCGGCAGCGATCGCCTTGCGTGGTACGAGTCATCGAACGGGATCCGCTGCACTTTGTTTCGGATACAGGAGGCGCGGGACAACGGCATGAACGACTCCGCGCTGTGTGAGGATCTGGCGTCCCTGATCCTCGGGAACATCAAGCGATCTATCGAGGATAAGTAGACATGAGCAACGTCATACCGATAACAGACACGATCAAGAAGCTCGCGGAGCCGTTCGAGAAGGTCAACGGCTACGGCATGGACTTCAAATCTGAATGTCTTTTCGCCCGCCAGCAGCTGATCAAAAACGACTGGTCGCTGAAGGCCGCGCAGAACAACCCACAGGCGCTGCAGAGCGCGATCCTCAATGTGGCCGCTGTAGGGATCAGCCTCAACCCAGCTACGAAACACGCCTACCTGGTGCCGCGCTCACCGCGCAAAGGGGCCCCGGCCGAGATCTGTCTTGATATCTCGTACCTCGGGCTGGTGAAGCTGGCGACTGATGCCGGCGCGGTCTCTTGGGCCAAGGCGGAGTTGGTCTATGAGGGTGACACCTTCATCTGGAAGGGGATGACCGAGCTCCCGGTGCATGAATTCGACCCGTTCGACTCCGATCGGATGGACGCCAACAACCCACTGGCGAAGCTCCGCGGAGGGTATTGCGTAGCGAAGCTACCGGACGGGACCTTCATGATCGATCGCATGACCGCGGACGAGATCCTGAAGGTGAGGGCCACATCAAAGGCGGAGAACGGTCCGTGGAAGACATGGCCCGAGGAGATGGCGAAGAAGACCCTGGTCAAGCGCGCCAGCAAGTCCTGGCCCCAGTCGTCCGGGCGGACCCGCATAGACCATGCGATCCATGTCATCAACCAGCACGAAGGGCTTGATGAGGCGCCGCCGGTGGATGAAGAGAAAGTCCAGGAGTTTCTGAAGTTGGTGGCTCAGGGAGATCCGCTCCAGATCCTGTGCTTCTCCAGGACCCTCACTGAGGAGGAGAGCGCCGCGGTATTCAACTCAGCGCCCAGGGGGGAGAAGACGTCCTTCAAGGATCGCGTCAGGAAGCTGGAGCGCGAGGCCCACGACATCCTCGACAACTACGCGCACGACATCACCGAGGCCTGTGAGGCTGGTGACGTAGCAGCGATTCAGCTTTACGAAGAGCTCACAGACATGGAGCGAGGCCTGGTAGACGACCGTCTCTCCGTGATCACCCACAAGCAACTTGAAGGACTGCGGGAGGCAGCAGCATGAAGAAGGTATTTTTTATTCTAGCCATTGTGGCATCAGCGAACGCATCGGCGATGTGTTTTTTCAAGTACGAGCGGACGTCTGGACTGAACAAGATCTGTGTCTACTCCTGCCCTGACGGGGAGAGAGCTATCACGGTAAAGTCCTACGATCTCTGCCCGATATCGCTCTAGGGGGATTTATGAAGAAAACCGTATGGGAAATTGACGGCGGGGTATTGACCCTGACTTATTACCACGACAACGAGGAGATTTTCCTCGACGAGCATTCGAACGCGATGAACTCGAAGAGCCAGCAGATCGCTCTGGATGACGACTGCGTTTCGAACCTGGTGCTTGCCCTGGGAGAGCTCAAGGCCCTCAGGGCGGAGGCCAAAGCTGACAAAGCAATTTCAACGCTGCGGGAGGCAATGTGATGAAGCTGATTTCACCAGCCGGCGAGATCGTCGAGGTATATCGGGTGAACTCGTTCTGTCGGGACAACGGTCTCGACAACGGGTGCCTGTACAAGGTCCACGGTGGAGAGCGCCGGCATCACAAGGGCTGGCGGTCTGCCGAGGTCCCGCAAGAGTCTTTCCCGCACAAGCCTCACGGGATCGAGCGGTGGCTCGAGAGTTGATATTCCTGGCCCTCTACATTCTAGCGGGCCTGATATTTGCGCGGTGGCTGTACCGATGGGGGTGAGTGATGTACGAACCAATGGATAACGGCGAGGGCTGCTACGGGTGCAGGTCTTTGGCGACTCGGGTTGCTTTAGCCGATGAGCGCATCGCAGAGCTTGAAAGCGCACTGAAATGGATAGCCACTATGGATCTAGAGCCGTGGAGCATAGACACGGTGCAGGAGGTTAGGGATATGGCGGCAGAGGCTGTAGCAGGCGGGGAGGATTGATGGGCGGGGAATTTGTAGCCAAAAAGGGCCGGGTGATGCTAGAGGGAGACCCTAACGCCTTATCCACGCTATCTGTAGTAGAAACGCTAAACAGCCTCACTGCCCAGCTTGCGGAGGCGCGGGAGTTAGCAAAGGCAGTGAATGGGACATTGTCTGCTACGAAGTTTTGGCGTGTTCATGTTGACGACAGCGGCGAGTTTAACGTGCTGATGGATCAGCTAAACGCCTTATTGAATGTAACCCTCGCGGGCGGGGAGGTAGAGGATGAGTGACTTAGAAGAACGGTGCCATATCGACAAAGGCACCTACACAGACGGCCCTGTACTTACCGCTGATGTGAGAGCGCTGTTTGACCGCATCGCAGATGCTAGAGGCAGACCAGCGCAGGCTTGAGTGGCTGGCCGGACTGGTGGTGTTTGTGATGCTGGCGGCTATTGGGTTGAGTGGGTTGGTTTTGATGGGAGGATTGATATGAAAAACGAAACGCTGATGGAATTGGTTGAAAAGTGGAAGCGACTGGCTGAAGCGCCAGATGTTAGGGACGGGAGTCCAGAGGCGGAAATTGGTAACGCAAAAGATGATGGCAGGCGAGATGGCTATCTTCGCGCCGCTGGTGATCTGCAAGCACTTATCAACTTGCTGGAATAAGTTATGACAGCCCCACGGTTTCGGGTGGAAACGACCGATAACGTGAAACTTGGGTCTTGGGGTTGTCGCCACTTTTCAGGAAAACTGTACTGTTTATCTGAAAAATTTGGAGAGAGATGATGGACTTAAACAATCAAAAGCGCCTCACAGCTTCACAGATTATCGTTGACCTGTATGAAGCAAAAAAAGTTGAGCAACTAAAGATTTTGCAGGCGCAGATTGCATCCGCGCTT